CTTAAAACCGCTTTAAAACAAAGGCCCGGTAGGGGGGGGGGTATGATCCCCTGGAGAGAGGCTACGGGGTGCGGTGGTGTCCGTATATACACGCATGAGATTCTGTAAGAAATGACTCTGCAACAAATAAAAAACAATCCCACAACATGACAATTATTGTCACCCACAGAAAGCTATCCCCAAAAATAAAAAAAAGCTAAAATAGCATATGCAAATCGTATGGCAGCCTCAACCCGGTCCACAGAAGTCTTTGATTGACTGTCCAGCGCCTGAGATATTTTACGGAGGGGCCCGTGGAGGAGGAAAGACGGATGGGGTATTAGGCAAGTATGCGTTGAAGGGAGAGAATTACGGTTCGGGATTTAATGGGATTTTCTTTCGTAAAGAACTTCCTATGTTAGATGATGCGATTGAGAGGGCTCATCAGATATTTGGGCCATCAGGTCTGGGATGGAAGTGGCAGGATCAGAAAAAGACGTACAGGAGTGCCGCAGGAGCCAGATTAAGATTCAGGCCTTTAGAGAAAGTCTCTGATGCAGAGAAGTATCAGGGCCAGAATATAAGTGATGCCTGTGTCGAGGAAATGGGTAATTATCCTTCACCAGCGCCTATTGACCGTCTTAACGGGGTTTTACGAAGTACCTCGGGTGTTCCTACTCAACTGATTGGAACGGGAAACCCTGGGGGAGCTGGACAACAATGGATTAAACAAAGATACATCGATCCTTGTCCCGAAGGGAATAAGGTCTTAAATCGTGATCTTCCTAATGGCGCAGTACATAAATTCGTTTTTATCCCTTCGAAAGTCCAAAACAATCAATTATTAATGCGAGCGGATCCGGGTTATATCAATCGGTTATATCTTGTAGGTTCTAAGAAGTTAGTTGATGCGTGGCTGAAAGGTGACTGGAATGCCATTGAAGGCGCTTATTTTGACGAATGGTCCGAAGATCATGTTATTAACCCGTTTGTCATTCCCGCGGATTGGACAAAGTTCATGTCAGGAGACTGGGGCTCGGCCAGACCGTTTAGTTTTGGATGGTGGGCTGTGGCCTCAGATGACACGTTTATAGGGAAGTGGATTCCTCGTGGCTCTATGGTAAGGTACAGAGAATGGTACGGGTGTAAGTCGGACAAACCCAATGTCGGATTAAAACTCACAGCCGAAGAGGTCGGAAGAGGTCTTAAAGAACGTGGGATTGATGAACTTGATTACTCTGTTTTAGATCCTGCGGCATTCGCAGAAGATGGCGGCCCTTCGATCGCTTTTAGAATTCTTGATGCCGGCGGACCTTCATTCATGCGCGCGGATAACAAAAGAGTCGCCCGACGTGGAGCCATGGGCGGATGGGATCAGTTACGCTCAAGACTTAAAGGTGATGATTTTGGCGATCCTATGGGTGAACGTCCTACCATATTTACGTTTAATACTTGTAAGGATTCAATAAGAACTATCCCAGCCCTTCAGCATTCTGAAAACAATCCCGAAGATTTAGACACAGATATGGAAGACCACGCCGCTGATGAGTGGAGATATGGTGCTATGAGTCATCCTTATGTTAAAGTGCGAACTCCTGATTTAAAAATAGTCAAAGATTCCTACGGATTTGACGAACCGGAAGGAAATGACTGGAAGACTGCTTAATGGCAAGTAAAACGCCGAAAGAACAAGTCGAACAATTCATCGAAGACACCGATTTTGGCCGGAGACTTTCTCAGCAGTCCAGAGATTACTTTGATGGCAGACAATGGACAGCTAACGAAGAACGAAAGTTAAGAGCTCGACGACAAGCGCCCATAGTCGTAAATCGCATTAAGCCAAAGGTTGAAGGGCTTGTCGGTCTTTATGAATTACGCAAGTCAGACCCCAAAGCCTACCCCAGAACCAAAAAACACGAAAAAGCGGCCCATGTGGTTACCGATGCGTTACGATTCGTAGCAGAAAACAACGGATTTGACATGACCAGACTTGATGTAGCCGAAGAATTCTTCGTAGAAGGTTATGGTGGAGTCATTGTCGATATTAAGGGAACTCCCCGTGGTCCTGAGATTCAGCTAAATCACATTCCGTGGGACAGAATCTATTTTGATTCGCATTCACGTAAAAAAGATTTTAAAGATGCCCGGTTTATGGGGATTTGGATGTGGATGGAAGAAGATCAGGCCAAAGATGCGTTTGGGATCTCTCAGACGAAAATCGATGAAATAGTCAACATGACTATAGATGGGGAAGAAACTAACGCAGACAGACCAAGATGGGCCGATAAAAGAGGGGATAGAAACAGAGTCAGAGTCGCTATGCACTTTTTTATCAAAAGAGGCCGCTGGAAGTTATTTATATTTTCAGGCGATACGACTATTCGCCCAGAAAAAGACTCTCCTTTTGTGGATGAAGACGGACTTCCTATTAACCCAATGGAATTAGTCAGTGCCAATATCAACCGGGATAATCAGAGATACAGTGAAGTCGCTGGATTTTTATCTCAACAAGATGAAATTAATCACCGGCGATCTAAATTTTTACACCTGAATTCAACAGAACGCACGTTTGGTAATGACAACGCCATCCAAGACGTAGACGCGGCGAAGAAAGAACTCGCCAAACCTGATGGACATTTAAAGATCAAGGGCGCAGCCAAGTTAAACGAAGATTTCGGCATTTTGCCAACGGGCGAGATGAGTACTGCTCAATTTAATCTTTACATGGATGCTAAATCTGAACTCGATTCAGTCTCTTTTAACGCCCAATTAGCTGGGGAACGTCAGTCTGGAGACCTTTCCGGTAAGGCAATAGGCAAGCTCCAACAAGCCGGTACTATTGAATTAAACCGCCAGTACGCCCTCCTACGGGCGTGGGAAAAGAGAATCTACACTCAAATCTGGTTCAGAGTAAAACAATTCTGGAATGAAGAGAAATGGATACGAGTCACAGACGATCAAGACGATTTAAGGTGGGTAGGGTTTAACTCTCAAGTCACGGCAGAGGCTATGCTGATTGAAAGTATCGAGGATGAGTCCAGGCCTCTAGAGTCTCGTCAACAGTCTCAACAGATCCTTCAATTACTAACTCAGACCCAAAATCCTAGACTTCAAGAAATCGTTGAGGTTAGAAACGATACCTCTGAATTGGACGTTGATATAATAATCGATCAGTCCTTTGATGTGATTAATATTCAGCAAGAACAGTTCGAGATGATTGCCCAGTTTGCTAACAGCGGAGACTTTGATACACTTGAGTTAATTGAACTCTCTCAATTGCGTGGTAAAGATGAATTAATCCAGAGAATTGAGCGCAGAAGGAGAGAGGCGAACCAAGCCAATCAGCAAGCGATTCAACAAGAACAGCAGTTGGATCAAGCTGAACGTACTACTGAAGTTGGCAAGAAACAGGCCGAGACTAAGAATATCGATGCGGATACTTTGAATAAAAATATCAAGTCGATAACAGGACAATTAGAGAACATTAATTTACAAAACGCTCCTGACTCAGAAGTTCAGGTGAGTGTATAGAATTTGAGGTAAGTGCCAGGACACGAACCTGTCCGGAAATGCCTTTACCAGTGTCGTTGGGTCGAAGTGAGCAACGGCTGGAATCTAGAGGCATATGTGGTTAAAATCCACGCCTCAAATGTAAGTATGATCATACGATAACCGCCGCCGGGCCGTATGATTTGAATTTCGGGCGTAAATGGCCGCCGCATAATAATCGGGCGTTAGGTAGAAATGATGGCTTTAAACGATACTGATGTTTTTGATGAAGTAGAGGAAGAAACCAAAGAGGAAGTCAAAGAGACTGAGACTAAGGAAGAAACCAAAACTGAAAAGGTCGAAACGGAGACTGAAGAAACTAAGGAGAAATCCGAAGAGACTAAAGAAACCACCGAGGAGACGACAACCTCAGAAGACACCAGTACTGAAGAAGCCGGACGTTTGGCAGCACTAAAAGACGAAAGACGTAAACGGCAGGGAGCCGAAGCGGAATTAGTAACAGAAAGACATAGAAGGGAGGAGGCAGAAAGCAAGCTTAAAAACAGAGACATTCCAAACAAGGACGAAGATCCCGAGGGGTATAATACATACCTTGAAGGTCAAGGCCTTAGAGGTAGATTGGAAGTCGGTCAGGAAATGATGCGTGATTTGCATGAAGACTATGAAGACACTGAAAAGGTCTTCGTCAGTTTAATTGCGGATGATAAAGGCAAAATCACTGACGACTCTTTGTACAATAAGTACGCCAATGCTAGAAATCCCGCTAAATTCGCTTATGACCATGCAAAGAAGCACTTAGACCTCGAAAAGAAATCGAGTGACACGTATGAGAGTGACATTCGATCCAATGAGAGAGAAAAGCTACTTGCTGAGTTGAAGGAAAAAGGTCTTGATGGGTTGCCTGACTTAACTAACGCCGCCGCATCGGAGTCTAATACCCAGGACAAGGAAGACGAGCCTGGAGATCGTATAGACGCCTTTGACGATTAGGAGGCCATATGGCTAGCAGTTCAATAGAATCGGGTAATAAAACCACCCGGTTTCAAAAAAAGGTGCGTAGAGAATACGTACGCGAGGGGATTTACGGAAGTTCTATCGGTAACGATATTAACTCTATAATCCAAACAAACAACAACCTGAAGAAAATCTCCATCCCACTTGTAGCTAAACTGGAAGGTGGAGGCGTTCAAGGTTCAGAGCAACTATCCGGAAGCGAACAGCCACTTTCTAACTTCGCACAAACCATGCAACCTACCTATTACAGGCAAGGCGTACTGGTAGACAACGAAGAAAACGAACTGGCTGAATTTGATCTGTTTCAAGAAGCACGTCCTGCATTGATGGATTGGGCGATGGAATTGAAGCGTGATCAAATAACTCAAGCTTTTGGCGCTATTGAGGCCGCTGGTGTTTACGCGAACTACGGTGGTGTTAAAGGCGCTTTTGGCGCTATAGCCGCTACAGCCGCGCAAATGGACGTGTGGAATACTAATAACGAAGACCGTATTTTATACGGTGAAGCGATTAGTAATTTTTCCGCAGGTGATCATACCGGGTCTTTAGCGAATATCACTGTTGCTACAGGTAAGATGGATGCGGACTTAGTGACTTTGGCTAAGCGTCGCGCTAATCTTGCCCGCCCTCAGATTCGTCCTGTTAGATTGGGAAGGAATATGGCGGCTAACTACGTCATGTTTATCGGTAGCTTCGGGTTTAGGGATCTAAAACAAGATTCCGATATTACTCAGGCCAACCGTGAGGCAAGGCCACGTAACGTCAGCGATAACCCTATTTTCGTTGATGGTGATCTGATTTTTGATGGCGTGATTATCAAAGAAGTGCCTGATATGGACTTCTTCACTGATGGCGGGAATCCAGGTAGTGTCTATGACGGTATTTGGGGTGCTGGTGCGGCGTCTGGTGACGGTCTTGATAACGGGGGTGATTCTTCTTCCCGTGTCGGAGTAGCGTTCTTATGTGGCGCGCAGTCAGTTGCTTTTGTAATGGGTCGGAACGCGTCCTTCAAACGACGTAAAGAAGACGATTACGAGCATCTACAGGGGGTTGGTGTCACTATGAAGCACGACATCAAGAAGACTTTCTACAACTTGAAACAGCATGGAATGGTTACAGTATTCCACTCTGCTTCTGCTGACGCGTAAGGGGGTCACTCATGGCTGATATTACTTATACCAATGAAGCAACTGAGCTTAGGCAGAGCCCTAAGATCGTACCGGGCAAAGGTAATGCCAATGCAGTACAGAGCGTTATCTCTGCAACCATCGAGCTAGCTACTTCGGCTTCGGGAGTCACGATCTTTCTAGGTCGTATTTCTTCCAATACGAGGATACTAGCGTCCAGTCGGGTTTATAACGATGATCTAGCGACTTCAGGATCTCCTACTCTAGATATAGGGTTAGGATCTGTTGACTCGAACATCACGTCTGACCCCGACGCCTTAGCAAACGGGATTGCCCTCTCTGCGGCTGGCTCTGATATCTTGGGTATCGCAGAAATTGCCAATGCAGGTAAGAGAGCATGGGAGTTTGTTAGTGGTCAGACTGAAGACCCTGGTGGGTCATTAGACGTGTTTGCGACTGTTAAAGACGCAGTGACTAATGCCGCTGGGACCATTACCGTAGAGTATTACGGTACTTTTGACTAAGGAGATTTATGGAATTTCAATTTATTGGTGCTGGCATAACGCCTCCCGAGAAGACGAAGATTTTTGGTTGCAACTTCTCCCGTAATGGAAGATATCAAGACGTAACCGATCCTCACGGGATTAAAGTATTGAGCCGTAATCCCAGTTTTCGAACGAGACCTGAGAAAAAGGCCAAGAAAAAAACCAGTAAATGAAATCTATGATCCAACTACAGCGACTCAAGGAACTGCTAGATTTCGACTCAAAAACTGGGATATTCCGGTGGAAGATTAAGCCGAATCCCAGGATTTGTATCGGGTCCATTGCAGGTTGCGCTTTTCGTGATCGATGGCATCTAGGTTTAGATGGTATGTCATATAGGGCGCATCGAGTCGCTTGGTTTTATACGTACGGAGACTGGCCTAAGGAGGAAATAGATCATATTAACGGAAACGCGCTAGATAATCGGATTGATAACTTGCGTGATGTTAGTCGTCAAATCAACATGCAGAACCAGCGTAGGCCAAACATTCGGAATAAAATTGGGCTTCTTGGGGTGAGTAAAGCGCCCAATCAGAAGGACGGCTACAGGGCAAGGATTAATCATACTCAGATTGGAACATTTCCGACGCCAGAACTTGCGCATCAGGCTTATATTCAGGCTAAGAGAAAAATGCACGAGGGATGTATGATTTGAGAAAGGTCGCTCTAGTCGGTGGAGCCCCTTCTAGTGAGGGGCTTGCTCCATTTGATGACCCTGAATTTGAAATATGGGTTCATGGCAACCAGATGGAGGCTCATGCTAACAGACGAGTCACGCGGATATTTGAAATCCACGATGACTTATCTGAACATTCACCGAGTTATCCAGAGTTTTTAGCGAATAAGAACATACCGATGATTGTGGGACCAAAATTTCCCCTTCAAGGTAAGCACATAAAGCAATTCCCTGTCGAGCGAGCCAATAAGCTAATGGGGCAGCACTTAACCTCAACCCCTGCTTATATGATGGCTCTGGCGCTCCTGGAGGGTGCTACAGACATTTCCATCTATGGGGTGGACATGTCGATAGATGATCATGAATACTTCCTTCAGCGCGCTTGTATGTATGCCTGGATAGGGTACGCTAAGGCTAAGGGAGTCAACATATTCATTCCCAAAGAGTCGGGATTGTTTAAAGACTCTTATATTGAAGGAAATAGCGAAGACTTAGGACTTCCTCCGTTTACTTCAAGTGAATTTAGTAAGATTGCCCAGATGCACCAAATAAAGGTCGATCAGGCGCAGGATGAAATGAATCATTTACAAAACAAGATACACGTCCATAACGGCTGTATACAGTCTTACGAAAGGCTGGCTAAGGTCGCCCGAGGTGTTGAGTCCGGTCTAGAGATTAAAACCTTAACTGAAGGCGTGGTATTAAAGTAATGGCCTCATTAGCCGACGTACGCAATATCGCTGCGGAGCTGCTAAACAGACGCAATCCCGGTAGAGCGATCAAGAGCAGCTTAAAGACTCGCCTCGATAAATCTTATGATTACGTCTATGCCGATCTAAAAGATGAGCAGTTAACGATTTGGGCTAAGGCCGCCGGAACGGTGATACCTGATGCTGTCGCTCCGCACGTCGCTGCTTTAATGGCCTTTGAAGCCACAAATGCTTTCGGTGTTTCCAATGACCGATTTGCCCGAATAGTCTCTAAAGCCTCACTCGCTAAATTCGCTATCCGTAAAAATGTCACCCCAATCTATGACTCACTCGATGAACCTGAGGATTTTTAGTGTACCGGAACATAATCCTTGCGGGGGGGACTTATCAACACAATGATTTAAGCCTCTCCGCCCAGCGTACTATTAATTACTTGCCTCAATTACAAGACGCAGGAAATGAACGCTCTCCCTACATTTTAGAATCTTTCTACGGATTAAAACCTTTTGCGACTGGCTCTGGACTCAATCGAGGTATGTTTGAGCATCAAGACATCCTGTATAAATTAAACGCCACAACCTTTTCCAGTGTAAGCAGTTCTGGCGTCTTTTCGACCCTTGGAACAATACCAGGAAATTCAAGAGCTATATTTGACGGATTAAGCAACGAAGTCATTATTACGGCAGACGGTGTACCGTATACCTGGAATGGCTCGGTACTTACAACTGGCACAGATCCAGACTTCGAATCTCCCGATACAGTCACCGTCTTAAACTCTCAAGCCATTTATGACGGCACCGGGGGAAGGTTTGGCGTGTCGGATGTTGGAGTTCCCTTGTCAATAGACGGGCTTAACTACGCCACGGCTGAATCTAAGGCGGATGATCTAGTAAGGCCTTTTGCCTTTATTAACAATGTCTATATGTTTGGGGTTAAAGCGATTGAACAGTGGTGGAATAGTGGAGTAGGAAATCCTCCCTTTGACAGAATTGAAGGCGGTTTGATAAATATAGGGCTCGGAGCCTTACACTCAGTAGCCCCAGACGATGAGGTAGTTTACTTTCTTGGGAAAAACAATCAGGTCTATCAGCTCAATGGTGGAGTTCCTACTGAATTACTGCCTAAAACTATCGTCAGGGAAATAACAGGGTTCTCGGACGCTTCTGATGCGATAGCCTGGACAATGAAATTAGATGGCCAGTGGTTTTATGTCCTTAAATTTCCAACGGGAGACAGGACGTTTATCTTTCCCAGAAATGGTCAGTGGTTCGAGCTTTCATCAGGAGTTTTGGGCGGGAAGTATATCGGTGACAGTTATGCCTTTGCCTTTAGAAAGCACTTAATTGCTGATGAAGATGGGGACATTTTCGAGTTAGACATTGATACGTTTGAGGAAAACAGCCTTCCTATTAAGCGAGTACGGACCCTATCCCCTATTCACGGGGGTTTATTTGGATTAGACGGGAAACAGTTAGAAATCTCCTTTCTTAAACTCATCGGTAAGACCGGGACCGGGATTTTATCCGGACAAGGCTCTGATCCTAAAGTCATATTAGAATATTCCCACGATGGTGAGAATTTCAGTTCAGAGATATGGGGTGATGTGGGAGAATTAGGAAAGCAGGTCGAAATAATCTTTGATATTAACGACAGTGCTGAGGAATGGATATTTAGAATCTCATCAACTGACCCGGTTTATTCCAGTTGGCATTCGGCAGGCATAGAATTTGAGATAGGCATATGAGCGACAATCCGCCTCCTGTCAAAATACCCACTACGCTGATGGAAGATGCCGCAGAGGCGAAATATTGGAGGGAGCAGAAGGACGCCCTTTATTTACTGTGGTTTAACCAGATTGCTTTAATTCGAGGTGATCAGGACATTCGCGAAGTCACGGCTAATTATCAAGTCCTGGTCGCTGATGACATTATTCACGGTACAGGCACGTTTAACGTCACACTTCCCAACATTGTCGATGCGACCCATGAAGTGACCGTTTCAAGTATAGCTGGAACCCTTACTTTATTGGGAGATGCCACTATTGAATCTCCTACCTCTTTAACTACCGGCCAGCGAGCAACTGTTTATCCCGCTGGTGGGCAATGGTGGCATAAATGAGCCGCAAAGCTAATATTGATCCTCAGATTGAAGGATTTTACTTCGCTGAATCGGGAGACGATGCTTTTAGTGGGGAATCATTTGAATTACCTAAAAGAACTGTTCAAGAAGCGATTAATGCAGCAGCGGCTTTATCTCCTGATTTATTAAATCCTGCTCTAGTATCTGCCGCTCAAGGCGGTAGTTTTAACGAAGGGTTTGCGTTGCCTGGATTTGTCAACTTTGACGCGCCTAATGCACAATTTATAACTTCTCAATCGGTCTCTATTACATTGGGTAGTGGTCAGATATGTAGGATCTTCGGCGTAAGAAATGGAAGCAATAACAGTACCTGTTTTCTTTATGACGGTAAGTCGTTAGCGGGAACCAGGGCTTTGTTCTGTGTGGTGTCTGGCGATGACTCCATTGGGTATGAGATTAAAGGCACAAGTGAGGGTGTTTTCTCAAACTGCGACAGGCTTACCGTAGGTGGCGATAGATCCATTGGCATTAAAATCACTGGAACTTTCGTTGACCCTATCGATGTTGACGGCGATGTTGTTTTATTAAATGGGGAAGATTCAGTCTATATTGATTACAACCCAACTGATGATTTAGATGCTTGTGTGGTTGATATGTCTACTGTCTTTTCATCGGGCGCAACGGTATTTTCATCAGGCAGCGCTACTACTACAGGATACATTGTAAGATCTGGACATCTAACAATACAGGGAGCCATTTTAGTAGTCGAAACGGCAATAGAGGTTAAGTCTGGTGCTGAAGCTGATCTGCGGCAAGAAACCGTAATTGGAAATATTATTGTAGATTCGGGAGGCGTGTTAAATGTTGATATTCTAGACCATAAGTTTGGGACGATAACGAATAACGGAACAATAAACGGGATTATCAATGGCGTTCCTTTTGGGACCTATCAACAGAAGAATGAAGAACAATTTGTTTTAAACGCGTCTGACTTCACTCAACAAGACCCTTTGGGAACCGATGCCCCGTTACAAATTCTATTTGGTGCCGCTCAGTTTGGGTCTAGTGATCCAGTTGAGATCGATGCCGCAGGAAACATAACGATCAATCAGGCAGATCAGTATAATGTTCGAATTGCATTAGAATATGGCCGTACTAACGCGGGATCGTTCTCTTTGTTACTCTTTAGACTTTTGGTTAATGGAACTCAGATAGGCAGTACTCTCTACGCCCAATTATCCACGGCTCAGACTGCTTTCCCTATTGAATTTACCGGACCAATTAGTTTGGTTCAAAATGATATACTCACGGCAGAAATCATTCGAGACAGCGCAGGATTTGATGACGGGAGCCTATTTCCGCTCACTCCAATGCTAGGAGGTGTGAGTGCTGCACCTTCGGCTGTTATAAGCCTGACAAGGAATAGATTGGTACAGCCGGTATAATATGAATAGAATAGTCAACCATAGACAGAAAATGGATGAACTGGAAGCCGCTATAATCGCTACTGGTCAGACTGTTGAGCTTGAGGTTAAACACTATTTTGCTGAAGGGACGTACACCAGAGAACTATTTATCCCCAAAGGCACAGTATTAACAGGGAAGATTCACCGACAATCAACGGTTAATATTATCGCTAAAGGTAAAATAAGGGCTATCTCAGATCAAGGAACCCACGACATTGAAGCTCCGCATATATTCGTTACTGGTCCTGGAGTAAAGAAAGCGGGTTATGCTCTAGAAGATACCGTATGGATTAATGTCTTGCCGTGGGACGGGGAAGAGGATGTTGAATTGATAGAAAATATGTTTACTGCCCCTTCTTATGAGGCTTTGGAGGAATTATGTCATTCGTAGCGGCTGCCACATTTGGCGGAGCACTGATCGGTTTTGAAGGGTCGAGAAGAGCGGCCAAAACACAATCCAAAGCCGCTGATCGCGCTCTTGAAACATTTGAGGAAGCAGCAGGCATTGCTACTGGTGTTCTTGAAACAACCACTGGGGCGGCTATAGAGACCATAGAAGGCGGTCGAGCGATATCTGAGGGTCTTATCAGGGAAGGCGCTGAGTTTGCTGTAGGAGAGGTTAGAACAGGGGCTGAGGCTGCCCGAGGCGAGATTACGGCAGGTAGGGATACAGTCAGAAATGACTTAATTACTGCTTTTAATCTCCAAGAAGGTGAGATCAACGCCGGGGCTATTGCTTCGAGTGGATTTATTAACGCGGCTAGAGACTCCGCTGCCTCCGCAATCAACCGAGGATTTGCCACAGCTTCATCCGATATAAACGCAGGAAGGATATTAGCTAATCGACTTTTACAAGACTCTGCCACTACCGCTCAAGGAAAACTCGAACTCGCCTCAGCGAATGCGATTGCGGTACAAAACAGAGGGCTTCAGAATATACGCAGTGATTTCGAGCCTTTCCTAAGAGCGGGTCAAGTCACAATAGAAGGATTAGAGCGATTAGTTAATGACCCCGAAACCCAAAGACAGTTCATAGTAGATAACCCGTTCTTTAATGCGCTTGCCCAAGATGCTCAGCAAAGACTTTTAGCCACTCAAGCTACAAGAGGCAAAATCGCCTCAGGTGAAACTCCAGCCGCTTTACAACGAAACATCTTACAGATTGGTAATCAACTCTTAGATGCTGCCATAGGTCAACGACTTGCGGTAGTCGGTCAGGGTCAGCAAGCCGGTGCTCAGATAGCCCAGGCCGAGCTAAGTACCGCGAATGCTATATCTAATATCGAAACCTCAATAGGGACTTCTCTAGCCGAATTAATAGCGAACACGGGAGTTAACAGAGCAAACGTAGAGACTCAGGCCTCAAGAGACCTTGCCCAATTAGCGGCTAATCGTGGTGAGACTATTGCTGAACTTGAACAGAACACAGGAATTAATCTGGCGAATATTGAATCAGCCAGGGCTGGAGACGTGTCTCAAGCGGTGAGTACAGGAGTCGGGAGACTTGCTGAGACCGAACTGTCTACAGGGATTAATTTAGCGGAGATTACTACTGGTGAAGCTCAAAATATCGCTGACATAGGCACTCAAGGCGCTGTTAACTTGGCTAATCTGGAAGGAGGTGCCGCAGCAAGAACGGCACAACTTCAAGCCCAGGAAGGAGTGAATATAGCTAATATCGTTACTGGCACGGCGGCACAGACCGCTGAGACCTTAGTGGGCCAAGGTGATGTAGAAGCCGCAGGGATAGTAGGTTCTACCAACGCCTTAACTCAAGGGGCTCTTGATTTAGCGACTATTGCAGAAAGAGAACCTTTGAATCTAAGAAGGCCCGCTCCCGTAATTGAATCTACTCCCGATTTTGTGAGGTAATCATGGCTAGAGGTGATCCAAATATCCCATTAAGTGTCAAACAAAGAGACTTTGGGGCTCGTTTACTAGATGTTGATGCTCAGAACCGTCAGAACAGGCTTGCTGAGAGCGATTTAGCCACTGCGGAACAAAAGAGAGATATAACTGCTCAGGTTGCTGCCCAGCCCTCTGAGAGCCTCGTACGGAGCAAAACTCAGGCTATGGTGATGGATGTCATGGCTTTGCCTAATTTACTTGACAGTGGGCAACAGAGAGAGGCTGGAAGGCTTGGTCTTCATACGCGAGATAACATGGCTGAACTAGGAATGGATACCGGACAGATAGATAGGACGTTAAGGTTAATGGCCCAAGATCCTGCTGCGGCTAGTCGGTTCATCAAAGAAAACGTCTTGCCTGGACTTCAGCCTCTATTAGATGAGTTTTCAGAAGATGTCCTAGATACCCAGGGAAATATTATTGGTCAGCGTAATTTAAAGACCAATAAACTCACCTCTGTCGATATTGGGCGAGAAGATCCTGATAGGGCCATTGTTCAAATTATGAGAGCAGATGGGACTATCGAGCAAGGTTTTGATGACGGTCAAGGTAACTTCTTTGACAATCAGAACCGACCCATTACTTTAGGCCCAGGCGATAGAGCTGTACGAGCAAGTCTAACTGGCAGTGCCGCAGATCTAGGTCTTGGTGATGCCGAGATGACTAAGTTAAGAGACTCGGAGGTAGCCGCGAAGACGTTTATAGCGACTGCTGGTGATGCAATTCGATTACTTGAGCAAAGTCCGGATGTAAATACCTTTGTCGCAGGCGCGGCGAATCTTGTGAATAGTTTGCAACAAGAAGCCAGTGCTATTGGCCGGTCTTTTGGAGTGGATTTTGATGCAGGTATTTTAGATCCTGCCACTCATTCTAATACGTTTGATCGACTGGGTATTCAAAACGCGCAAGTAAAAAGTTTGGTTACTTCATTAGCCTTCCAGGCAGCCGCCGCAGCAGGTCAGACAGGGCGTGGCGTCAGTGATAGAGACGTAAGACGATTCATTGAAGAGATTGGCGCTAATTCAGCCGATCCAAGAGCCTTTGCCAGTACAATCAGAGATGTGGCTAGCCGTGTAGACCGAGGATTTAGGATTAACTTCTCAACTCGTGCTAACCGAGAGTTTGAAGGTGATTTGGGTCTTGAGGCTTTAGGTGGTCAACAACAAACAGGGATTCCTACAGTGACTACTCAGGCTGAGTTTGATGCTATTCCTGTAGGAACTGAATTTATTGAAGATGGCGTGAGGATGCGTAAACAGTAATGGCTAGTAAATTCGGAGCAGCGGTAGATGTCGAAGATGAGGATGAACCTCAGAGCAAGTTTGGCCCTGCCGTGGCTGTTTCTCAACCCCAACAACTAAGCAGAGGGCAACAGTTATTCGCCCAGGCCCCTCAACCACAGGCTGTGGCAGGCCTTCAGGCGCGCGCAGATAGGCCCGATGCTCCTACCGTAACCCAGGCATTAAGAGGCACTGGAGAGGCCGCTACGACGTTTCTGACAGGTGCTTTAGCTCAACCCGTGGCAGGGCTGGCGGGAATTGGTGAATTAGTTTCTTCATTCATAATGGGTGAGGATGACGCTTTATTCCAGGCGACGGAGAGAATCAACCAAGTTTCTCGCGCTTTAACCTTTCAGCCCAGAACTGAAACCGGGCAGGACATCTTAGAAACAGTGTCTGTTCCTTTTGAGAAATTTGGAGAATTGACAACAGCCGGTGGAGATGTGGTGTTTGAGGAAACTGGAAGCCCAGGACTGGCTACTGTTGCCAAAGTCGGTTTAGAGATGTTAGCTGGACTACCCTTTCTAGGAAAAGGTAGAGGGCCGTTACAGCGCAGAAGAGACGTTGAAGAGGTAAGACAGGCTGGAGCAGACATAGGAGTAGATGTCGATGCGCCTACAGTTGCTCAAAGGGGTCAGGTGATAGAAAGTGCCGAGGCTCAGACTGGTGGAGCGGTAGCTGTAGCTCAGAACCTAGAACAAGTACAAACGGCTATCGTAAGTGCTAAAGCCGATGCTAAAGCGGTGGTTGATGATCTTTTTGATCAAGCCAGGGGAACTAATGCGGGTATTCAAGTCGGGCAATTAAAGAGTTTTGACGAGATTGTAAGGAAATCTCTTGAAGGCTTTGATATTCAGGATATGCCTATTGTCCGGCGTCGTTTAGATGAGATTTCGTCCATTCAGACAGCGCCTGAGAACTTTTCAGTCAATATGAATGAGATTGCGAAGTTTAGAAGACGATTGAATAGAAACAGGGCAGCGGCTACTGATACGGCTCAGAACTCTGCCCTAGGAGTCATTAAGGGGCAGTTAGACACGTTTCTAGACGCCCAGTTCAACTCAGACATGGTATCTGGCAACCCAGCCGCTATAGAGCGCTGGAGGACCGCTAATGACGCCTTCAGGCAGTACAAAGAGACCTTTAGTGATAATAAGGTGATTAGACAATTAGCTGAACAAGAAGCCACGCCAGAGATGGTAAGGCGGTGGATCTTTGGTGCGTCAAGCGTGGGAGCCAGGGCTGAAGCAGGCGCGGTAGTAGGAAGGATTAAAAGTATTGTAGGGGAAGACAGTCCTCAATTCGTCGCATTAAGGCAAGATGCCTTGTTTGATATTATGGAGCCTTTGTTAAGAGAAGAACCTAATTTTCCTGCTTTTGCGCGTAATTACGATAAGTTTGTTAAGAGAAATCCCACTTTAAACAAAGAACTTTTCCCCGATTCAATCTCTGATTTGGATAAATTAAGAGGCTTTTCAGCCGCCATTGAAAACAATAGGGCTTCGGGATTTAGAATTAATGTCGATCAAAGTATTTCACGGGCTTTGTTTGGACATGGAATTGCTAAGGCAGGATTAAAGGTTTCAATTATGGGCCAAGTGATAGGACTGATTAAAAGGGCCGCAGGCAGGTCAGATAAACAACGATTAATGTCAGAACTACTGGGGTATGATGTGACTACACCTACAATCCCATTTGCACCTGTGGCAGCGATAAGCACGATAGAAACGGCGGAGCAACAGTAATGGCTTTTTCACCGATTAGTTTAATCCCCATTCAATATCAGAATCCGGCAGACAATACCCCGGCTTCGGGATTTGTCATAAAACTGTTCGCTGCTGGCGGTTCTACGAATATCTTAATGGCGACTGATTCTACTGGAGCCACAACCTTTACAGATGTCCAGCTAAATTCCGATGGTTATCCCGAGTTCAATGGATCTGAAGTCATTCCCTATATCGATCAGTCCTATAAATTTAGAATGTACGAAACCCAGGCTGATGCTGATGCCGACCTTAACGCAGTAAGGACATTTGATAATCTAAGCCCTTCCTCGATTACTGGTGAATTTAGTATAGAAGATGCGGTCAATGGGGCAGTAACTGATGTCCTCACCTTAACCCATACCAATTCTAATACTCCTGGTGTTGGGGTAGGTACTGGAATAGGTTTTATTACTGAAACGGCCCCTGATAACAATGAACTAGGAATGCGGCTTCATGCTGTAACGACTAACGTAGGTGCTGGTACAGAGAACTTTGATTTCCTTGTTAAGTTAATGGCGGGAGGTTTAACAGCGGCTGAGAAGTGGCGTGTAGCGTCTTCTGGAGATATTACGACTTTTGGAACCACAGAAGCGACTTCAGCAACGGTCAGTGCTAATAAACACCCAGGAGGGATAAGCACCGCTAAAAAGCTGTGGGCTGGAGACGATATAATTACCGATGCGACTTTCTTGCCATTGGGAGATGTATCCGCAGGCGATGTAGCAGCGGTGGGCCACGATACGACTCATGGCTTAAAAGTAACGGGCCAAGGCTCTGTCAACGATTTTAACTGGTTTAATGACGCACTAAGCTCAGTCCTACGATGCCCTACGGGAGGGGTTAATTTAATTGCTGCTGGTGCTTATACAGCGGCGGGTGTAATTACAGGACTGACCCTGGAGGCTACTGGTGCAGTCTCGGCGGCTGACAATGCAGCTATCGGTAATTCGGCAGCTAACGGACTTGAATTAATCGGAGACGGATCTTCTAACGACTTTAATCTGTTCAATAATGCAAAGGCTTCGGTAATTCGATGTCCTACAGGAGCTGTTGGTACTATATTTGCTGGATTGGCTAACTTTGCTGGTGCCGGGATAGTCTTTGATGACGAGATCTTAGATACTTATGATGTAAGCACATGGACGCCTAATTTAAGTGATGGGACTAACACAGATGCCACACTAACTACTGCTACCGGAAGAGCCGTGCAAATAGGTAATCTTGTTTTTATTATGTGCCATATAGTCACTTCGTCCATAGGGTCGTTAAGTGGAACGATAAGAGTTACAGGACTTCCGGTTACATCAGTCAGTTCTACTGGGCAATGGGCGATAGTAGGAGGTCAAGGCCTTGGTTTAGCCATTACCGGCAACTCAAGCGCGATTGGTATGATTGGGGCCTCAACGACCGAGATGCTTCTTCACCTATGGGACAGTACTGGCGGTACGAGTGGAATGACGGCGGCTGAATGGTCATCCAATGGACAACTGACGTTCTCGGGATTTTATGAAGTATGATTAATTCACTGGAGTACACCAAAGAAAACATCGAGGTCAAGATTGACGGACATCGGCATGTATTGGAATCGGCAAAAACTCTGCCTAGCGGACAAGTGGTTACTGATTCAGACCTTTCTAACGAACTTCCGATTATTAAGGCAGTGGCTGAAGCTGTATTTGCCACCAGTGTCCGTACAGAAGGTGCAGCACGATTTAACGAGTCTACTGGACTAGTTAAGTTCAATGGTCAAGTAATCACCCCTGAGAGTGACCTTACGGCCTTACCAGAGGACATACAGGCGTTTTGCCAAGCAATTAGGACTCCTAGTACCATTAAGACGTTTAATGCCTTAAAAGAGCCTGAGTACGAGACAGACGACGTTCCTGATAAAAAGATAGAGATGAGAAATGGTAAGCCTGTTCTTGTTGACACTATTAAGAAAGTAGTCAGAACCAAACAAGTCAGAGTGAAGAATGAAGACGGGTCAGATGCTTTTCAGGGCAAAGAACCCCTCTTCTACAATGAGCCAATACTCAAATCTTGATTGCTATCCAAGTCAGAAAAAGCGTCATTATTATTAACTGAAGAATTATGGCTATTGTGCAAGATCGCATTTCTTTGATTATTCTGTCTTCATTCTTCATCACTAACCACCTTATTGCTAGCGGATAGGGCGGATACCTCGTCTAATATCTGCTTGTCCTTGATCGTGGTTATATCCCATGGACCTTCGTGGCCGAGAAGTTCTTGAGGGAACAAAAAGAAAAAGAAGAAAAAGAAAAGGCTGA